CGATAGCAATCGTGATCTTCTGCCAGGTGTTCGAACTTGCGTCGAACCCTCGGGTTCCGTTCTGGATAATCACCACATTCCCCATCAAACTCCCGGACGAGTTCCGGAAGGAGAGATGGAGATTCATTGTATTCCAGTTAGATGAAACCGTCGGCTTGATCCAGAAGACCAGGTTAGTAAACCCGGAGAGACTAAAGTTCGCAGAAGCAATGAAATCCACCCGATTAGATGTATTCGAGCAAGCAGCGAACTTTACACTCTTCGTCCCGCTCTTCGCGTCGTCTGTGGACTCTCCGGTGACCGTACCGTTTCCATTGTTCGTGGTCTCCGGCCACTCCGAACCTTCGTCGTAGATCACCTCAGTCTCTACGACATCATCGAGATCTGTGGTGTTTGCTGGGACCAGGCGCTCTCCAAGCCGGCATTGTGTGGTCGGGTCGAGCTGAGGGATGATCGGATCAGCCGCAGGAGTACCTTCCAGAACCCCGATGGTCCCGGTGTTATCCACATAGATAACATCAAACCTCCCATGCGTAGCATCTCCGGTGGTGAGAGTCACGGTATCTGCATCAAAATCCACCAGAGTCCCGAGGAAATCCACGGTACCCGAGGCCACGTCTAGATCCAGATCTCCCGTACCCCGAGTGATCTCACCTCCCGACACCAGCCAGACACCGTTGGTCCCGCCGGCTGAGGCGACAAGAGAGTCCAGGGTCTGGCGGATGGAGTTCAGGCTTCCAGCCGTGGGGATCTGAGCAATCGTCGCTCCATTCGCATGGATTGCAGGAGAGGTTCCCTCAGCACCCCGTTCCTCGACAGTCAGGGTATTAGACGACCGGGAAGAGATGATCATGATCTCCGACCCGCAGATCACCCTATGTCGGCCGAGAGAAAACTCTGACCCATCTACGAGAGTGATAGTCATTCCATCACTCGCTAGCTCCGCACCGAGAGTGGTGACAGCGTTATTTGCAAAGAACTCGGTTGTCATTTCTTGAATCCTTGGGTAAGGATATCTGAATCAATCTTATCTGGCGCGTGGGTTTTGAGAATCTGCGTAAGCATCTGGACTTGCTGACGGAGTTCTTGAACCTGTTGGTCTCGAGAGGACTGGTACTTCGCCACGGTCCAGGTAAATGCGGCGGTTGACAAGAGGGAGATTATGTAGATCGGCAAGGAGATTGTGATAGTCTCCTGAGGGACGTTCATCGGATGCTGGACACTCTGAGCGAGGACAGGAGTCACGCTCCAGAGGACTACTAAAGAAACCACGCTCATCACTTGAGAGAACACGATATGTCTAAACATCCAAGCCTTGACCTTTTGAGGCATTGTCATTATCCCCGAATTGAGAGAAGACTGACAAGGAAGGAACTGAGGTTAGATACCGTCCAACCGAGAAGGAAGCAAAACATTGCTCCGGCCGTTAAGCCGGAGACAATGAGGAGAAAGCGAGACCAGTGATCAACCCTGTCGGGCATCACGGGAAGCTTCTCCAAACTCGTTGAGCTTCTCGACGATGGCATTCTCAACACCGTCACTGAAGTTATCCGCACGAAGCGGGTCGGTGAAGCTCAGAGCCTTAACAGTAACCTGGTCTGAAGCCTTGACCAAAGTAGCCACGGCTTCTCGAACCGCGGTATCTCGTGCCCCGAGATTCCCAGAGTCCGGTTCGTTCCAACGGGCGACCACGATTGCAACTCGCTGAGGCATGGCACGATCTCCTTGTGGAGGGTGAGGAAGCGAGGATTCACCAGAATCCCCTTGAAAATTCGCCAGACGAACGAACATGCGGGCGGAGCTGATCCATAACGCCTTGATACTTTTCCGTATGTCGCTTGCGGATTGAGTGAATCGCTCCTTGAAGCGAGAAGGGATCATTCGCGTATTCCTTTTGTTTTTCTTCTTCCAGAGAGATAGTAACCTGCCAGAGCTCTAGCTGCATAGCGAGAGCATCGGCCAGGTCGTCGTTAGACCCGAGAGGAAAGGAAAGAAGCTCATTGACCAAGGGCATTTGGTTTTTTCTGAACAAAAGCATCCCGGAGGAAATTGTTGGCTGGAGACCGAGGATTCGAGCGTTTTTGGTCTTTCGAGAGTGGGTGAGTGGCTCGACCATGAACCACGTGCCTTCTTTTCTCATCCTCTCTCGAATCCAGTAGAGCAGGGATTTCTGGTACTGAGTAGTCTCGATGCCAACCTTCACTGGCTTGTAGCGTTTTACGTGGTTGAAGATTGTGGAGATTAGTTCCCCAGGAGAGAACTTTCCTCGAGTATACTCAAGAACATAAACCCGACCTGTGCGAAGGTTTTTCCCACAAGTCATGACCACGTTCCAGTCGGGTTCGCCCATTGTGTCTTCAGGATCACCTGCCGGATCGACGGTGGTGTAACAGATCAGGTCTTGAGGCTCGGTTTCATAATACTGAAACCAATCGATGTTGAAGATCATGTCAGAAGATCTGACAGGAAGATTCAAATAGAGACAGGAGAACATGTACGGACCCATTGAGGCTCGGAGTTCTTGAAGGACCTTTTCGTTAAACCTCCGAGGATAAGTCAGCTCTCCATTCTCATCTGCTTTTCCATTTGTCTCTCGACAGGCGCGCTCGATGGAGGAGTAGTAAGGCTCGTTTTCGGATATCCAAGAGAGCAGGTCTTTCTCGAACCATCGAGTTCCTACGACAAGAACCTGAGATTCGGATGGGTTGATGAGCAACGGAGGCACTAGCCTATGCCAGCCAATAGCCTGTTCGATGTCTTCCTTTGTCGGACAGAGGTTTTCTTGCTTGAGGTCTGAAAGATCTGGTGCTACTGTGTCGTCTTCGATGATTAGATCATAGTGCCGTGAGGTGACTTGGGTTCTGATACCCGCGGCTTCGAAGGTAGATTCCGGGAAGGTTCCTTTTCTCTTGACACAGAGCGAGTCGGATTTCCAAGTGCAAGACTTGTCAGGAAGAAGCTCCGGAAACACCGCTCGGAAGAGTCCGTTTTGCTCGAAAATTGAGCGGATGACTTGAAGCTTTGCAGTCGCGTTGGTGAAGGTGTTTTGAGCGAGAAGGATTCGGACATTGGGTTCTCTGATCGCCCGCCAGATCGGATAGGAGATCGAGCAGAGGGTGGTCTTCAGCCAGCCACGAGGAAGAAGGATTCTCACCCGTGTCAGGCTCTCGTAGGATTCGAGGGTCTGACAGATTGGTCCGTGGATCTGAGGCTCAAGCCAATCAAACCCGAGGATTGCCTTGGCGAAGAAGAACAAATCCCACCTGGCCCGATCTCGGATTTTCGAGATAAGGTCAGGTGAAAGCTCGGAGAGCGAAGATGGATCAAGGGGTTGTGACACTTGGGTTCCTGAAGGAATCGCTTTCCTGGAGAGCGATCTGGAGGACCTGGAGTTTCTCAGCCTCGATCACGACCACGGTGCTCTGGTTGGACTTGTTCTCCAAAACCCGGTCCAGAATCGCATTCGCTGAAACCTGCCTCACCCGAGCGTCGTCGTGTCCGAGAAGCTCGACGTGAGTCTGAGCGGCCTGAGCACTCGCGTCTTCGAGAATCTGCTGAGCTTTATGAACTCCTCGAGCCAGGTTCTCGTCTCGAATCTTCTCTCGCTTGGCTCGGATCTCAGCAAGCTGGTTTTGAACCAGGGGAGAGTTCAAAATCTGCCCGATGGCCTCGGGGGTCATCTGAAGAACCTGAGCAATGTCTTTCCTCGAATGACCTTCAGAGGCAAGTTCGATGATCTTATAATGCCTCGGAAGAAGTCTTTCTATTTCGTGTGGCATGATCTACCTCTTGCTCAGGCCCGGAGTTATCTCTCCCCTCCACCTCTCTCCCCTTTTCCTGTCGCCATCACGATGGGAGTTATGTCATAACATTTCGCGTTTTGTTGGATTACGTAAAAATATGAAATATTTTGAGGATGGCAGTTTACGTGCTCGGGCGGCTCCCGGTGGGGGGATGGGTGGGGTGGGTGCGATTGAGTCTCAGGATCAGGTGCGTCCGCAGGCTGGGCGGGTGTGATTGAGACTTAGAATCATTTGAACCTAGGCTCAGGGAGTCGTTGAGATTGAGACTCAGGGTCAGGCAGGTCGGCCCGAGAGCGTGTTGAGACAGAGTCTCAGGGGGCATTTGGAACGGTCTGCGGGCGTTCTCAGGAATGGGAAAGGGATTCTGGAAATGGGAATGATATAAGTCTATGGCGGATAGAGAGTTACGGGATGTTAGGTATCTGTACGTTTCCCGGATATGGGAATTAGAATGGTTCTAGGGTTCGTAAGTATTGAATTGACAAGGGTTTATGGCGTTAGGGTTTTGTGAGGTTTTGGAAGGGTTTTGGAAGGGTATCCTAAACCCTTGTAGGATATGGAGTTATAAAAATTTTAACGTTTCGCGTTTTGTGGTACGCAGGTTGCTACTCTTATGGCATGTCGGTCGTATGGTGCGAACGACGAAGAAAGAACAGGTTTCAACGAAGGAGATCGGAACATGACGATTGGAGAACTGCTCGCAAAGCATAGGCTCGGGATGGATATGGAACTTCCCGCTCCCAAGTATCGGACGATCACGATTGATGATCGCAAGAACGGGAAGATGTTCAACGTGGAAACGAGGATCGTTCATGATCTGGCCGACATTCTCAGTCTGGCTGCGGATGATCTGGGCAAAGCCCCAGAAGATCGACCCGCAGACTCGACTCGCGAGAATTGGGGAAGCGGAACCATTCGACACATCAACATCGGTCTCAACCTTACCGCTCGCACAGAGGGACGGCAGGCGAAGACTCTGACTCCCGCTCGGATGCGGGACCATGCCCAACTCTGGGGATTGCAGCATGGTACGGAGGAGATCAAGGCGAGTATCATGAAGGGGCTGATGGACAAGAGTCTCAAAGCCGTTCTGGACAAGATCTGGACCGAACACGAGAGCGAGATTAGGACCGCTTTGAAGATCGAGGATTGAGCAGACACCCTCTAGGCAGGGTAGGGAGAAATCCCTACCTTGCCTTTTTTTTTTTCGTTCCGGGTCAGAGGGTAGGGCATGATCGAGACATGACGCGAAGGGTTGGCTGGGTAGCTAGTCGGACCTATACGACTAGCTATCTAGCGTTTCTAGCGTTTCTAGGCCAAACAGAGTGACTAGTCTTTTCAATCCGGGGTTGTTCTTTAGATGAGAAAAAAAAAAAAAAAAAAAACATATCATCAAATCAATCTCTTGTCGTTGGAACGTAGGGGATTGAAAAGACTAGTCAGTCTGTCCGGGCTAGAACGCTAGAACGCTAGAGCCGGGCCTGATACCAAGCGAAATAAGGAAAAGCAAATGAGCATCAAGGTAACAATCGAAGTGCAGAAGATGGATTTTAGAATCCTTGCAAGGTGGTGTAGTGTGATGAGGACACTAAACGAAGCAAGGGATTTGTTATCGCATGTACCGAGTGGAGATCAAGCCCTGGATGATAGGGTGATGGCTTGTGAGGATGAGCTAAAAGAGATCACCCCAACCCTAGATAGGGTTCATGCGGAGATAAGGAATCGTCTTTGGGAGGTTGAGAGAACGACTGGGGTTAGTCTAGGGAAGTCGTTCTTTGGGTCTGAGAAACTGTAAGAAGGAGAAATAGAGTCATGTCAAGCGAGTATCAGTATCTCGGGGTTCAGATGGAACGGGTGGAGAGAAAGGCCTGTGCAGAGGTGGTGAACCTTGAGAGGAAGGATCATCAGAACATTCACTGGGAAGTGTGCAGGGTGCTTTGTGATGAGTTCTTTCTCTGGGACCGGGATGAGGAAGGACAGGAGAGATTTCCCAAGTGGCTGATGTTCGTGGTGTCAGGTGTGATGAGGGAACTAGGGGTTTCTTGAGGAAAGGATTGTCTCATGGCATACGTGAATCCAAACTGTCGGACGAAGAAGGAACTGAAGGAGAGACTGGCGAGAGGAGAGAAGGTCGAAGTCTTCCAGCCGGGGCTGGGAGAGGTTCCGTCGAACGGGGTGGTGTATCTAGAAGGACCACATTACCCGGAACCTCATAGATGGTACGCTCAGGGTGAGATGCGCGACGGGGTGTTGGTCAAGGTGAAGTAAGCCCAAGTCTCCTTCCAGGCTGAGATCAGGGAAACCTGATCTCGGCTTTTGTGGTTCGATTTAAGGGTTTCTCAAGAAAAGGATTGGTTATGTCAGGTGATATCTTCGAGCGTGACCGGATTGAGGAAGCTTTGGAAGGGATGCCGGAGAAGCTGAAGAAGCTGACGGTGGAGATCTGTATGGCCACGGATTGGGATCTTGATCTCAAGACTCGGATTCTGGCGGTGCATACGTTTCTCTCGATCCTTGGAAGTCCGGGGAAGGGGGATGAGATTCCGAACTTCATCGAGGCGATGGCTGAGGGACTGGAGAACAACCAGGCTCAGGTTCCGGTGGTGATCCAGCTTCCTTACCACATGGCAACGAGTGTGCTCGGGATGCTCAAGTTCTCGGAGACTGTGCTGACGAAGGTCATCCTCGCAACGAAAGACCTGAAGCTCAAGAATATTGTAAAAGGAGACTAAGCCTTGCCATTCTGTCTTTTCTACCACAAACGGACTCAGAAATGGCAAGTCCAGATCAGGTGGAAGGGAAAGCCTCTGTACGCAGGGACGTCACGGTGTAAGGTGGATGGGATGATTCTCAGAAACGTGATCCTCAAGAAGCTCTATGGCTCTCTTCTCGGGTACTGGACCTCGCTCCAGTCTCGGGGAACCCGGCTTCAAAAAGCCCTACTCGAAGCAGGGGAGGATCAGAGCGGGATTCTCCCGCTCCCACACTCAACCGGGCCTGATCTCATCCCACCTCCACCCAAGGCTATCTCCCCATCTCTCATGGACTCTATCCTCTCTGCAAGTGAAAAGAAAAAGGAGACAGGGAAGTGATCGAACATCAAGACTTCTCCGGACAGGAGGAAGATATCCTCCAAAGCTTCCCGGACCTGAACCCGGTGTTGCTCAGGGCGTATCTCTCCAAAGATCGAAGACCAAAGACTCCGTGGGAGGTAACGCTTGTCAAGGACGGAGTGGCTCATGTCACCTCGTTCCAAGACCCGGACAAAGCATTCACGTTCTACTTCGAAGCCTGTAAGCAGGCCACGCTGGGTCAGTATGTCATGATCTCTAATCCAAGGGGTATACACTCGGATATGATCCCGAGAAAGATGAGCTATGAAGAAGCTGTATCCATCTTCAGTGCAACGCTGAGGATGGTTCTTCGTGCTCAGGGAATCGAACCACCAAAAGAGCCTCTCGATCCCACGTGGCATCTAGCGATCAGAAAGCTGGACCTTTCTCAGATCGCCCAACCTGAGTTCCAAACCACCTGAAGGTTCGGTGGAAGAACTATCATAAACCTTTTATCACGAAAGCCTTTCACATGGACTCCAGTTCTGCATTCGCAATGGGAGAAGCAATTCGTCACAAACCTCCAATGGTCTTCGACTGGCACAAGGCCGCGAAGCTCATCCGAGACAAGAAGCCAAAGCTTGCGATGGCTGGGTTGAGAGATGACTGGGAATGGACAGGCGGGCCGATCTTCACTGAAGGTCAGCCTGTTCCGAGGGAGAACACGTACACCTATCTTCGATCCACCTGGGCTGTTCCGGAGCTTAATCTGGATGGAGAGATAATCGAGTGTTTTGTCATGTCCAGCGAGCGACCTGAGTGGAATGCCAACACCTACTGGCCTCAGAGTGCCTTGGATATCCTCGAAGGAAAGGAGCCCCGATCATGACCGACACCGTGAACCAGACCGCCCCGTGGAGCGTCGATCCCGACTACATTGGCGATGACGTGTACAACCTGACCGACGTGGTGACCGATTACAACGATCCTGACGGCAATCCCTACTGTGTCCAGATCAACACTGGCTCGCAAGCGATGGACGGCAAGATCGCCCGCCGCATCGTGGAGTGCGTCAACGCCTGTCGCAACATCGCCAACCCCGATGCGGTGCCGGACCTGCTGGCGGCGATGGAGCGAATCGCCGCGCTGTCGTCGGCAACACAGTGGAAGCCAAACGAAATTCAGGCGAGCTTCATTCCATCCGCAGAGATCGACGCTGATGGATTCGCGCCTATCCCGCCGGACATGCTTGCTGGGCTCAAAGTCGCCGCAAACATCGCCCGCACTGTCATCGCCAAAGCGAAAGGAGCCCAGTCGTGAGCGACATCGGCGACCAAATTGAACGTGGCGGCGACGGGCCGGAGTGGCAGCACGTGCCGATGCAGAAGCCAGTATCCGAACGCATCGCGATGCTGGCCCGCGCCAACCCCGAGGCGGTGGGCGACCTGCTGCGCATCGCGCAGAACGTGGCCCGCCTGACTCGCAACTTGCACGACTCGCCCAAGAGCCTGCTGTCGCACCTGACGCAAGCCCTGCCGGACATTGACGCCGCCATCGCCAAGGCGAAAGGAGCCAACCAGTGAGCAAACCCATCAACGACGGTGGACCAGCGTTTCCAATGGCATACCACCCCGAGGGCAACTCCGCAGACCATCCCGGCATGTCCCTCCGCGACTACTTCGCGGCGAAGGCGATGCCCGGAATTCTCGTCGCACCTTGGGCAGAGGATTGGACGTTTGGCCGATGTGCTGAAGCTGCCTTCAAGGTAGCCGACGCCATGCTCAAGGCGAGGGAGCAGCAGTCATGAAATGCACCACCCACCTTGCCCGCGAGTGGCCGACTGGAGGTGCGGCGTGAGCAAGACCCACTGCCTCAACCTACGCCCCTGGGAGGCCGCCGCGTTCGCCAACCCCTGGGTGTGGTACGTCGAGACTATCGCGGCCCCGGCCGCAGAAGGGAAAGAGTGATGATGTTTGGAATCATGTTCGGAATTGGTGCTGGAATTGGGCTGGCTATCGGGCTTGTGATCGGCGGGTGGTTCATGAGCATGACATTCCGCAAGGCGTCGAAAACGATCGCCAGTGAGAACAAGGAGCGATGGGACCGGCAACTCGACATTCTGGCCAGCAATGCCGCCGTGTTCGAGCGCATGGCCGAAGCGGCGGAACGCATGGCCGCAGAAGGAGCGAAGTGAGATGAGCATGTATTGTCCCGGTTGCGGGAAAGAACATCACGAGGACGACAACCGCCTGTGCGGTCAATGCGCCAGCGTGGCCGATCGCATGTGCGACGGCAACCATGACGCTGCCCTGCGTCGATTCGCCGCGAAGTGTGCATCTTACGGACGAGCCGCCGCCCTCGCGGCGAAGGAGGTGGGGCGTGGGTGAGCGAGAGCTATTACCAAGGGAGGCGGCCCTTCTCGTTGTGCTGCTGGCGTTTGCTTTGGTTTCGGTACTCAACATCACCATCAGCCTGTCCCGCATCGCCAAGAGCCTGGACAAGATCGCAAACCAACAGCAACAGGAGCCACCCCATGACCGCGATTAATGACCTCAAGCGTCACTGGGAAAAGCTGACGCCCATCTTCACGCATCTGGACCTGAGCCAAAACGAGTCAGACGCCATTAATGGCATTGAGTCTATCCTCCGCCGCCACGCAGACGCCGAGCGGGAGGAGCGGGAGGAGGCGCGGAGGCTGCTGGAACAATGCAAGGGGTTCTTACAACCGTGGAAGCGGTACGAGGTTCTGTGCGCCGCCATCGACGCCTTCCTCGCTGCCCACCCCGCGAAGCAGCAGGAGCAGGGCAAGCCCTTCGCCGCTCAAGCCGTCGCCGCAGCCCAGCAACTCGCGGACAAGCTTCGGCGCGGCGAGCCTGTCGTCGGCACGGACGGAACCGTGGTCCACCAGCCCGACTACGACGCGCAGATGCGGGAGAGGGGGTGGGAGTGGCAAAACAAAACCACCACATACCTTGCTGGATGGAGCAAGGTAGTGAACGCAAAAAAATTCAAAATCTGGTACGACACGGGAGACAACACATGGAATGCGTACATGGATGAGTTGGAATGGGAAAGCTTCAACCACCCCACCCCCACCCTCGCCGCCGATGCGTGCGAGGAGCATGCGAAGCAGCAAGAGGACAAGGCATGACCTACCCTAACCCTGATCTTCCGCCAGCCAAACTATCATAGGCTCTGGCCTCAGGCTGGTTCCATGATCTCCCGGCCAACGCCCCGCGATAGGTCGACTACAGTCTGCCGGACCTCACCTATGAAACCTTCCGACTGCACAATCCGCATCTTCCCGGACTCAGTAGAATACCGCTGGGCCTCGCTTCTCGGAACAAACGTGGTAAAGGTAATGCTTTCTACCACCACGCCCAGGATCATCTCCTTCTCCGAGGACTCCAGAGGAACCTTCCCACGGTCGATGTTCTTGAACGAGATCAAAGACTTCGTAGAAGATGCTCTCCAACGAAGAAAGGAGCTTCGGATGGACTAGCCTATACCTCACCTCACGACCCACCGTGTCCAAGTGTCTCGATTCTCTTTTTCCCTTTCCATTAAACCCTTTTAACTCAGGAACTTTCCCATGCAAGTTTGCACCGCTGATGTCAAGTCCAAGTCCAAGGTCGTCGGTCAGGCCACTTACAAGAAGTACGACAGTGTGGCCGAAGCGGTTCAGGACCAGAGCGAGGAGAAGATTCTCGACCTGATCAACTCCCAGACCAAGACCAACGCCATGAACCTCACCCGCGCTGGTGCGGTGGGCATGCCGACGAAGGAAC